TACTCCTGCTTCATGTACATGGAATCACAGTGCCCTCTCGATGATTGATAGCAGCACCACCACCTCACCTCATAATTTTTCTTCTGTCTGTTGATGGCTCTACTATATCCGACTAAACTTCCACATTTGCCACAGTAAAATTTCTTTGTAAAAGATTCATTTTTACCATGGTCATCCGGATATTTCTTTTGACTCTTTTTACGTTTCCTTTCATTTGCTTCAATCAATTTTTGAACCTTTTCCCACTGCTCTTCTTCTATGATTGCTTTATGGTGATTCTCAATGAAATACATGGGCAGCTCCCCTGTATTCTTCACCCGTTCATTTACCAGAGTAAGCCCCGAATGAAACCTCTGATAAATGTAATTGCCCCGGTAAATTTCAGAGCGCAATATCCTTCCAATGGTGGTGTCGCACCACGCTTCTTGTCCTCCGGGAGTTGGAACTGATTCAGATATGAGTAAATCTCTTATAGCCCTTATTGTCTTTCCTTTTTCATAGTCATCATAGATCAGCTTCACTACTTTTGCTTCTTCATCGTTTATTACCCATTCTTTATTTTTATCGTACTCATAACCGTAGCCTTGAACCGCAGGTCTTACAATACCTCTTTGGGCCAAACTTCTTCTACCCCAGGCAATGGCCTCACCAATATTGACACTTTCCTCCTGTCCCAGTGCTGATAACAGATTAATCAAGACATTGCTTTTTTCAGAAAGACTCAAAATATTTTCACGCTCGAACCACACTTCGACCTTTGGATCTAGACTTTTCAACATGTTTAAGTAGGTTAATGTATCGACAGTATTTCTAGCAAATCTAGAAATTGATTTTGTAATAATCAAGTCCACTTTTCCAGCTTTGCAATCTTCCATCATGCGTTTGAACTCGGGCCTTCCTTCAGTCGTTCTTCCGCTTTTGCCATCATCTATATAGATATCGGCTAAAATGTAGTGTGGGTCCTTGAGGATAAGGTACAGATAATATGAGTATTGGGTCTTAATACTTGTTTTTTGCTGCTCCAGTTCTGTAGAAACACGGACATATGCAGCCACTTTTAATTTCTTATCTCTCACTACCGGTACACTCGTCTGCATTATCACAGAGTTGCTCAATTGTTTTTGTATATTTTTAACCATCAAATTCGGTTCGAGTCTTCTTTCTGCTATCATCTTTCCGTCCTCCTCATCTACGCTATTTTGATCACCTCCTTTCTCCGAGGCGATTTGGATGTTTGTCATCAATTCAAAATTAGTGTCTTTTTGAACCACTAAATCCCCATTTGGATGCAACTCTGATAACGACTCTTCTATGTTTGGTTTTATGGGTTTGCAGCTTCCGACCTCTGTTTCTTTCCCATCGATCCAGTAAATTTTATAATCATCTTTTGAATAAATTTCCAGAGAAAGAATCCAAGCCCGTAAGTATTCAATAGTGGCTTTCCCTTCAAATTCTTCAAATGTTTTAACATTCTCAAGCCACTTTATGGAACCGAGCCGATAATCCCTATCATCTTCTATTTCTACAAGCCGGTTCTCAAATTTCTCATAATCCTTTTCCAGCTGATTAATGTCCTCATCTGTAAATTGAATATCTCTCAACCTTTTAGCCAATTGAATCTGCGTCAAGGCTTTTAGGCGATGGAACTCAAAGTAGTCATTCTGGTTTATCCTAATCAACATTCTTTGTAGCATTTTAATCAATTTTGAATCTTGAGTATCAAACCGCACTCTAAAGGCATTTAACATTATTTCAACCATGAGGTCTTCCCGTATAGTCGGTGAGCTGCAGAGGTTTTTGTTTGTTATTGCCGAGACGCACCTGAAATACTCCCATGGTTTAATTCTATTTCTTCTAAAATTCTGACCGCAATTGCCGCAGTGGATACGTCTTGATAAGGAATTGGGTCTAAATTGTTGAGGTTTAGATTCCCTTTTGTTCTTGTTTCTCTCTTCTTGTACCCGGTCAAAGACTTCCTGACTTATAATCACTGGATGATGGTTCTCAATTAAATATTGATCCCGTATCCCTTCTGATGATCGTCTTTTGTTGCTCATCAAATCTCGTGTAATTTTCCTGGTCTTTACGCTTCCTGTGTAGGCGATGTTTGATAAGATAGATGCTATCGTCTTCGGTCCCCACAGTTCCTTCCCAAAGTAGGTCCTGACTCCTCTTCTGGTTAATTCACCTGCAATGGCATTATTACTCATACCATCAAGATGCATTTGATAAATCTGTCTAACAACTTGTGCTTGCTCTTCATTGATTGTAATGACGGTCTCATCACCAACTTTTGTTTTATCATAGCCGTATGTGTGACCGAGACTGACCTTGCCTTTCATCATCCGTTTTTCATGACCCCACTCTATCGCCTGGGAAGTAGCCTCGATCTCCCCTTGGGCAATACTGGCATAAGTTTTTAAGAGATAGGTCGTATCACTTCTGGTGCTTTCAATATTTTCCGTTTCAAAATAGACAGTGACCTTGAGTTCCTTGAGCCGCTCAATAACTTCAATGAGCTCCTGGGCATTCCTTGAAAACCGAGATACATTTTTAACAAGAATCAGGTCAATCCTATGCTCTTCACAGTGCCTTAGCATCCGAGTAAAGCCTCGTCTTAATGATGCTTTTCTCCCGGTAACCAGATTATCAAAATAGATACCAACAAAGGTCCAATTGTCCCTGCTATTAATCACATGGGTGTAGTGACTTACTTGACTTTCCAATGAGTGGGACAGTCCCAGTGAATCAAGACTCACTCTACAGTAAGCAGCTACCTTGATTCCCTCACGCTTGCTGTGAAGGGGACTGTCCTCTATCTTTTCTAAAGGATCCCATAATTTATTGATCCATAAACTTTTATCTATTTGGTCCATTAAAAAAACTCCTTTCCTCTGAAATATTGCGCTTGATTGTATGTTTGCATTGGTGTCAAACTATTGCAAGTACAATCTCCATAAGGTAAAGGAGTATTTTATTTAATTGGATAAATTCTTTAAAAATCGCTACTCGTTCTTCCCACGTCTCCAGCCTTGAGCCGTTCTTATGACTCCGCATTTAAAGATAAACTCAATCTCATAGTCTTTGTGGAGAATACCCCTTTCAACAAGCTTTTTAAATTCTGCTGCATCAAAGGCTTCAAAGCTACTTTGGCTTTCAAGGTATGTTATTAAGGCTTCTAGGTTCTGCCTCATGTAGATTTCTTCGTCCTGGCTTTTGACAAGGGCTTCATGTTCCTGCTGGTAGATTTGTGATTCATAGATCATATTTCTAAGGGTTGCATCATAGATGGGGTCATTGGTTACACTTTCCCTCATGGCCATTTCACTTATGCGATCATTGATTCGACCGATGATTTCTTCAAGTTCTTTGAGCCTTTCTTTTTCATCGTATGTTAAGCTCACATCCTCAATGGCCTCTTCTCCCTCAGCCCTTATTAAGTCAATCTCCTCAGTCATTTTTAAAAGCATTTCATTATAGGCGGCTTCAATAACCTCTTCCCAAACATACTTTGAATGGCAGTCAAAGTCAGCTTCTACTTTCTGAGCCGCCAGTCTGCAGTGCCAAACTGTAAACTTGTAGGGCTTGCCATCTTTTTTTGATGTGATTCTTCTTCTATGAACCGGCATGCCACACTCCCCGCAGTAAAGCATATTTGAAAATGGTGCTTTTCCGCTATAGGTTCTATGGTACTTACCGTCAGGATCATGCTTCATTTTTCTTCGTCTTTCCAGTTCCTTTTGTACGTAGTTCCAATCTTCTTCAGAGATGATCGCAGGGTGATTGTTCCGTATAAAGTACTGTGGCTTGTGGTTCTTATTTCTGACCCGTTTGTGGGTTAAGGGGTCTAGGGTTACTGACTTCTGACATAGTGCCGCCCCAAAAAATTTCTCATTTTTGAGTATTTTAAGAACAGAATCGCTGGTCCATTTTGTATTATCCCTGGCGGTTTTCACTTTGTCTTTTGTTAGGCCCTTTGCTATTTGCACCGACCCTTTACCTGAGATAAATTCTCGAAAAATCCGCCTAACTGTTTTGGCTTCCTCTTCATTTATGATGAGGTTGCCCTCTTCGTCCTCGTCATATCCTAAGAAGTATGTGGTAGGAATATGGGGTATTCCTTGCGAGAATCTTTTCTGAACCCCCCAGCTGACATTGGCACTTATTGTGCGGGATTCTTCTTCCGCGATCGATGAGATAATTGTGAGCAAGACCTCACTGCGAGAGTCGAGTGTATTGATCGACTCACGATCAAAAATTATACCCACTGGCTTATCTAAGCTTTTCAGCATCCTAACATAGGTTAAGCAATCAAGAGTATTTCTGGCAAAACGGCTGATGGATTTTGTGATGATGTAATCAAACTTTCCTTCCTTAGCATCCTTGATCATCTGATTGAATCCGGTTCGGTACTTAGTGTTTGTTCCAGTAACACCTTCATCGCTGTAGACCTTATAAAGCTCCCAGCCTTCTTGCTTTTCAATATATTCTTTAAAGTAAGAAACCTGCAGTTTGTAACTGGATTGTTGTTCTTCTTCATGGGTGGATACCCTTGCATAGGCAGCTACTTTGATTTTTCGTTCTTCATTACTTCTATAATCAGGGTTATTCATATTTGCTGGGATTACCCTAACCCGAGGATTCATCGTCGATATGTTTCTACTTCCTTCCATCGTGATGACCTCCCCTAAACTTTCCGACCACCGTCTCCTTACCATCAATCCATTTAATGGTAAATAAAAAAGGTGACTCCACTTTGATGTGAATCACCCAGGCTCTCATGAAAGAGATATCTAGTATTTTATGAATGGCTTTATCTGAACCCTTTAACTCCTTCAATCGGTTTAACGAGGCCTCTCTAAACTCATAGTCCTTATCAAAGTCTTCCCATAGCTTAGCTTTTGTTGCGATTTCTTTTTCGACTTCTTGTTGCTTTTCTTTTAGCGCTTCAGTATCAAGGTTTTGAAGGATAGCTTTATTCTCAGCTATCAGACACTTTTCAAGTTCAACTCGCAGTATGTTTTGCTCTCGTTCCCTGACAGCTTCAGCAGTGGATAGTTCTTTTGTTAACTGCTTTATCAATAGTCCATCGTTGGTTCTTTGATTGATGTTGTAGCGTTTTTCAAAACCTTCTCTTAAGAGCTTCTCAATTTGATCTTCTTCAATAAGATCCGCTTCACAAAGCAACTCGCTTTTTACATTAGAAGAACATCGCCATATTGTTTTCTTAATATTTTTACTGAAGCGATGAAAGTTCTTTCCGCAATGGGTACAAATTACTCTGCTGGTAAAGGGGGTTTTCTCATAATCACCCCTGTTGAATTCAGATTTATTATCTCCTAGTATTTCTTGAACTTTTTCATAGTCTTCTTTTGAAACAATGCCTTCATGATGGTCTTCAATATAATACTGAGGTTTATGACCCCTATTAATTATCGTTCTGTGTGTTCTAAAATCGAGTGTACATGTTTTTCTGCTTAGCACATCACCAGCATATCTTTCATTGGTCAACATGCTTCTGATGTTATTGTTATTCCAGTCAAACTCACCAGAACGCTTCTTATATCCTCTTCTTATAAAATGTCTGGCTATCTCTGTCATGTTATATCCATTGAGAAAAAGGTCATAAGCTTCTCTTACAATCTCGGCTTCTTCTTCAACAATGGTCCATTCTTTATCCTTGTTGACCTCGTAGCCAAAGAGCTGCCCTGCTACAACCTCTCCCCTCTCAAAACGTTTTGTATAGGCCCAATCTATATTCTCCGATGTAGCCCGGCTTTCTTCCTCAGCGAAAGTTGCAAGTATTTTTATGAGCAGTGAGCTGGTCATGTCTTTGGTGTTCAATCTCTCTTTTTCAAAGATTACATGGACGCCCTTCTCAGTGAGCTGTCTCACAACATCCATTGTATCCACAACATTCCTTGCAAATCTTGATATGGATTTGCAGATAATAAGGTCAATTTCTCCATTCATCGCATTTCTAATCATCCGGTTAAAACCGATTCTCTTTGACATATCTGTACCTGATTTTCCTTTATCTGAGTATACACCAGCATAATACCAATCAGGATTTGATCTGATGTAGTTGGTGTAGTGAATGATCTGATTCTCTAAGGAACCCAGCTGTAACTCTTCTTCACTACTCACCCTGCAGTAGGATGCAACTTTCAATTTTTTTGTTATCTGCTTTGCAGTGACATCATTCCATCCTACTGGTTGATTAATTACGGTTACTGATGATCTTTCTACTGGTATTTCCTGAACCCTTGCATGATTCATCTTGATCCTCTCCTTTCCTTTTTATCCCTTGCTTCGTATCATGAGCGACGCTTGATTTATCTCAAAGGGTAAAAATAATAATGCTTAAAACCCTCTAAATTCAAAGGTTTCAAGCTTTGTAGCGTATTACATATATCACTCAGAACCGAGTATTTATCAAGTCATTTCTACTATATATAGAGATAAAAAAGAGAGCCAACCGAGTTAATTCAGCAGCCCTCACATTCAATTTTATAACATAACATAACATAAGCACCCATTTTAAAACTTTTTCAAGTATAGTCGAATAAATCTTGATATTATTTATTTTTTTGGTTATACTCTATTTAAGAGGTGGTGTTATGAAAAATAGAGATCTTTATCTTAATCAGCTCATTCAGTTCAGGGACAAAAAATTAATTAAGGTAATCACCGGTTTAAGACGTTCAGGTAAATCAACCCTACTTTCACTTTTTGAAAATCATCTGATCGCTAGCGGTGTTGACAGGAAACATATTATACGGATGAACTTTGAGTCATTTGAGTTCGATGAAATTACCAGTTATAAGGAACTCCATGCATACATTAAAGAGCACATTAATGACACAAATAAAAAACATTATATTCTTCTTGATGAAGTCCAACAGGTATCTTCATGGGAAAGGGTTATTAATTCTTTCCTCGTCGATGCCAATGTCGACATCTATATAACCGGGTCAAATGCATATCTTTTGTCTTCAGAACTTTCCACATTGCTATCGGGTAGGTATGTTGAGATTAAAATGCAGCCATTATCCTTTAAAGAGTATCTAGATTTCTTGGAATCAGACAAAGAAATGAGTCTCCAAGAGAAATTTAATCAATACCTTCAATACGGTGGACTTCCCACTGTAGTTGAACTATTAGATAGTCCAGATACAATCGGTCCTTTCCTGGAAGGCATATACAATACTGTGCTTATGAAGGACGTTATTGAAAGAAATGGTGTCAGGGATGCTGCCCTTCTTGAAAGTATTTTGAAATTTATAGCTGCCAATATCGGCAGTATAGTCTCTACTAAAAAAATAAGCGACTATCTAACCAGTAGTGGTAGGAAAACAACTAGTGATACGATTGATAATTATCTGAAGATGCTTGAAAATGCATTTATCATCTACAAGGCTAACCGCTACGACTTAAAAGGGAAGATGTTTCTAAAGACACTAGAAAAGTATTACATCGTGGATATGGGTATCCGCAATAGACTGACTGGCCTACGTAACACAGATTATGGTCATGTTTTAGAAAACATCGTTTATCTTGAACTATTAAGACGAGGCTATGAGGTGACTATCGGAAAAATCGGTTCATTAGAAGTTGACTTCGTTGCCACAAAGACTAACGAAAAAATCTACTATCAAGTTTCAGCTACAATCATGGATGAGAAAACTAGAGATAGAGAGCTGAGACCTCTAGAATCTATTTCTGATAACTACCCAAAATATATTTTGACCATGGATCAAACTGTCTTCGACGACTACTCCGGTATTAGGGTTAAAAATATCATAGACTTCTTGCTTGAGTAGTAAATAGCCCCTGAAATGGGGCTTTTTCTTTTAATCGTATCTCATGTAGGCATCAAATCCCGCCTTCTTTAGACGGGCCATGAGGGCATCTGCATTCTTCATATCACTAAAGGCACCCACCTGCACCCGGTAGTATTTTTTACCGGATTCCTTCTCAGGTTCAACCCCCACACCAGCACTGACCATCTCAAGATTGTTTTTATCAACCCAAGTCATGATGCCAGCTTTTTCATCCATAGTGCCTTTCAGAATGGTTTTGCCTAGAAGGACGCATTCATTGCCACCCTTGATCACAGGTTTTCCATTAAACACATCCTGGGTGATCAGGTGATAATTCCACTTCACCCAGTTTGGAATAATAGGACCGCCTGGATAATAGGTTCTGGAAGACGCTTTGATTTCAACGATATCACCCGCTTCAAAACCTTCTTTACCTTCACCTGCAGTCTGTAGTGCTTTCTTTACTGCAGCTCTAAAGGTATCCATATTCTCTCCATGCTTTGGAAACCAATGGCCCACATCAGAATGGTT